GGATCATCTTTATAGTCAGCCATTATCGTTTTGTCCTTCTTTGTCCTTCGGGGTCAATGTATGGCGTTCCTGATGGGAACTTGGGGTTCTTCAGAAACCTTTGATAGTCAGCATTGTCAATGATTTGAACATCAAATTTAGGAACTTCAATTGCACGTTCTGGTTCAGGGAAATTGGCATTCTTTCTACGTCTTAATACATCGTCAGCAGCGTTCTGAGTACGTCTAACATTGATGTCAACCAAACGTCTCATTGCCGCTGCCGCTGCTTGTGGCGACTCTGAACTCTCAAGTTCTTTTGCCGCCCTTACAGCATCACCTTCAGTTTGTGTACCTTTGTTTAAACGCAAACTCTCATTGGTCAATACCTTTAAGAACTTATCATAGTCTTCTCTTGCAAGAACATCAGGGTCTTCTGATCCTACTAATTGTCTTGCTCTGATAGTGGCTCTATCTTTTAGACCAAACTTGATCTCGCCAGACTTAATTCTGTTAATAAAGTTGTTGGCATCAGATGCTAAGTTTGTTGCAGCAGTTGCAGTTCCATAATCTGCCTCTTCATCTTTTGCAAGATAACTTGGCAATGGCTTAGTTCTAGCAGTTTCTGCTTTACGATCTGCTTCTGCTCTCTTCATATCCTGTTGGAACGCAATGTTCTGCGCTTGCAATGCTTGATTGCCTTGTTGAATCAAAAGGCTTTGACGAGAGTTCTCAAGACCTTGAGACCTTAATGAAGCAAGTGTGTCTTGATTGTTTTTAATCTGCGCTTGGTTTTGTTCAAACTGACTAATTCGCTGAGTCATCTCAGCCAACTCTTTAGCTTTTACATCAACCTTTTCAGGGTCAAGAATGCCTTTTTCAAGACTAGTTGAATACTGTTTTGCAAGCGTTTGAACAGTCTTTGGAATAGTTGCATCGTCAATAAACACCTTAAATGGATTATCTTCAGGAGCACCCATTGCACCAATCCTACGCAAATCAGGAATAACTTTAGCCAACTGAGAGATCGCTGCCTGTCCTTGTGGGAATGACAATAGTCTATTCTTCACTTCTTCATTGACGCTACCATCTGGGTTTTTCAACTGAGTAATTAAATTTTGAGCAATGGCATCAAGACCACGTGCTTGCATCTGTGTACCACGTTGAGTCAAATAATCCTCATTCTTCATGGCTTGCATTCTGGCTTGTGTGCCTTGCTCACGCAAAGCAAGGGCGGCTTCTGCATCACCACTTTGCAATGCCATTTGAGCAGCTTGAATATATGAGTCCGGATTGCTTGGGTCAATCATTCCAAGCAATTGCTGACGTTGTGTGATGCGCTGAAGTTGCGGGTCTTCAATGCCCATAGCACCTGCTAAAGCACCACCAAAACCTCTAGCACCCGCATAGGTCATTGCTGCCCCACGAGCCGCAGGGTCTAGTTTAGCAAGTTCAATACCCTCACGCAAAGCACTTCTACGTTGTTGCTCACCATACATCTCTGGGGTTAGTCCAAACAGACCCGCTACAATATTTTCTGCCATGATGATTCCTTACAAATATAAGCCAAGGTCTTGATTGCCATAATAACTACCAGCACCAAATGATGTTGCTGGTGCGCTTAAAGCCGTCGTGGATGGTACATTGCTAAACAATCCACCCAATAGTTGACCAAAAGCAGGGTTAGAAGCAACACCACCTAATGCAGTAGAGTATGGATTAGTAGTAGCGGCTGCACCTGTTGCCAATGCTACGCTTTGACCCGCACCCTGTAAACCTAATTGACCCACTCTTGCTCCAGCAGTTGATGCTTCCTTACCAAGTTGTGCGCCCATTTGGAAAGGTTGTTGTCCCAAAGTCTCAAGACCTTGAACTTGTCCAAAAGCAGTCGTGTAAGGAGCATAAGCGGCTTGTTGACCACCATAGTACTGACCCATTGTTTGAGCACCTGTACCAAGCAATCCCGCACCAAACTGGACTTGTTGTTGACCAAACTGTTGAGCATTAGCCGCCAATTGAGCTTCTTGTTGCGCTCTAGCGTTAAACAAAGCCTGTAGTTCAGGAGTTGTAGCACCATAAGCACCACCTTGAGCAACCGCTAAACCACCACGACCTTGTTGTTGTAGTCTGTTTTGCAGATTAGCTAACTCTAACTCTCTGCCTGGTTGCAACAAAGCCATCTGCTGATTGAGATAGTTTTGAGCAACATCTTGTGGTGACTGAGCAATGTATTGATTTCCAAGGTTAAACAAGTTTTGAGCACCTGTTTGCAAAGGAGCAAACTGAGCTTGTGCTTGTTCTGCTTGAGTCAAACCTTGTTGAGACAAAGCCATGAACCTGTCTTGTTGTGCTTTGGCTTCAGGGCTTAGTGTGTATCCTGCGCTTGTCAGTTGACCTGTTCTAGGATCGACTTGGAACTGTGAAGTACCAAAACGAGTAGTCATGCCAACAGGTCTAAAAGCAGCAGATGCTTTAGCCGCAGCAGTCTCAGCATCAATCATTGCTTGCGCTCTTTGAGCCGCTTCACGAGATGTTTGTTGTTGAAGAAGACCCGCACCAGTTGTTAATCCAGTATTAAACAGATTACCAATGTTTGATGTTCCACCACCACCAAGAATCTTATTTACTGCGGTTGATACACCTGCATTGGTAAGTGCTGTGGTAACTCCTGCGGGGAGAGTAGATGTCAATGCACCAGCAGCAGCGCCACCTAAAGTAGATGCCGCACCACCACCTGCTAAAGTAGCAGCTACAGAAGCAGGAGTAATGCCACCTGCCGCACCCGTTAGAAGACCACTACCACCAGTTAAGGCCGTAATAGTAGGTATTGTTGCACCTGTCATCAAGGCATTACCAAGAGCAGTTGCACCCGCAGTACCACCCGCACCACCAAGAGCTAAGTCTAGTTGAGCAAGTTCAGCCATTGTTAGGCCAGTAGTTCCAACAGTACCTGCAACTGCACCCGCTGTTCCTGCCGCTGCTGCAAACTCTGCCGCTGACAAACCTAAACTAGCCGCTTCTGCTGCCGTTAGACCCAATCCTGCGGCTTCTGCGGCTGTTAAACCTGCTGCACCTGCCGCTGCTCCACCACCCAATAGACCTGCGGCATTTAAACCAAAGTAAGCACCACCAAGAATTAAGGCGGGTTTTACCCAACTAGGCACATCAGAACTTGACGCACCAGTTGTATAGAAAAGAGGTTTACCAGAGGCATCAAACTCAACTCGGTAGCCTGTGTTTCCTGATCCTGAGAATGTTCCACCAAAGGCATTACCAGTTTGACGCTCACCATAAGTAGTTGGTACAGGTTGACCAGTTAACTTGTTACCAAAACTTCCATCTGGTAATTGTCCAAACTGACTTACATCGGTAATTCCAATGCTTGTCAAGATATCAGCCATGTCAGCGGCATTAGCTTGTGGCGATCCTTTACCTTCACCTGTCCACTTTTCTGTAGTGCCTTGACCAAGAATCTGCTGAGTCAAGTATGTCTTAGCAATCTCTGGACTAGCAGTTAGTGCAGACGCCACTTGTGATGGCGAAACACCTGCCGCTTGCATTGTTTGGTTTACCAATGCCAAATCAGCATTAGGGTTAGCATTAAACCAACCCAAAATGTCAGCATTCGTTACCGCAGGATTAGAAGGAGCTGCAGAAGGAACAACAGTTGGAGCAACAGGAGCAGTAATTGCCGCTTGAAAACGATTGACAACCTCTGCAACAGGCGCACCAGTTACTTGTGCTAGTCGAACAGGAGATACCCCTGCTTCTTGCATTGTTTGAGCAATCAAGGCATCACTTGCATTTGGATTAGCGTTAAACCATCCAAGAATGTCAGCGTTAGTTACAGTCGGCACTGGAGGGGGCATTTGTACAGGGCCACCACGCACTCTTTCTGGAGGAGGAAGAAGCGTAACTCCAGTAGGTGTGCCATATCCAGTATTTACACCTGTATCTAAAAGCGTTTGCGCCATTGGAGGAGGAGGAATTACTGGTGCTAAAGTTGTTGCTTGTGGTACTGGAGGAGGAGGCGCACCAGTAGCAGATTGATACTGAGCAGCACTAACCCCAGCCTCTGCCATCGTTTGATTGATAAGCGCAGGACTTGCACCAGGATTGGCATTCAACCACCCTAAAATATCTGCATTAGTTACAGCCATGATTACTCCTTATTGTGGCGCATCAGGCCAAGTAATAGTCCAAGGGAAACCTGTCTGCGTAGTTACATCACGCAAGGCTTGGTCGTGTTTTGTTACTTTTTTTGTCATTTCATTTCAATCCAAGATAATTGTTCTTCATTCCAACGATAAAATTCTTCATCAGTTGGTTTTGGTATTGGAGACTCCCAAAGACAAGTTGTTTCGTTTAGAGTCCATGATGGGAATGGCTGCGGTGGAATAAAAGCATCACGACCTAAGTCGTATGTGTAGCCAATTCCTGGGTAGTTTTTACGCAAAGGGCGGCCTTCTGGATGCTGACCACCATAAGTGTTATATGAAACCTGAACCCAGCCTGTACCAAACAAGCCTGTATCAATGACATCCTGTTCGGCCACAATCACTTGCGTAACGATGCCGTCTTCTATTTTTGCAAAATGACTCATGTTGTGCCTCAGAATGTGATTGAACCTGATGAAGTCCATTTGTATGTGCGATAACCACCAGACACAGTTATTGTTGGCGAACCTGTGGTGGAAGTAGCTGCCGCATAATAATCAGGATACCGAACAATAACGACCCCAGAACCACCAGCGCCTGATGTACCAGATGTTGCATCTCCACCAGAACCACCGCCACCACCGCCCGTGTTGGCGGCCCCTGCTGTAGCGTTATTTGAAAGTTTCGCTCCTGCGCCCCCGCCACCCAAGCCACCAGAACCAGGAATTGATGCATTTATTCTAACGCCACCGCCACCACCGCCAGCATAGTAAGTGCCAGAGCTTGCAGGCCATTCAGAACCAGCGCCACCAGCGCCGCCTAGTGTATATCCATATGTGTAATAGCCACCAGAATCGACACCAACAGCACTAGCGCCACCACCACCACCACCGCCTCTTCCTGCATCAACCTCTTCAGTATTAGAACCACCACCGCCAGCATTACCTTGCCCAGAAGTGCCAGCACCAACCGCATTACCAAAAAATGGGCCACCACCTCCAGAACCGCCAGAGGCTCCAGCAGCAGAATCACCATTGGAATTGAAACCACCACCACCCCCGCCAGCAGTTGAAGTCAAGCTAAAGGCAGAAGAGTTGGAGCCATTATTACCACGAGGGCCAGAAGTACCAGAACCAATAGACGCACCGCCAGCGCCAACTGTAATTGTGTAACTCGTTCCAAGCGTGATCGACGCAGAGCCTGATCGCAAGCCCCCTGCTCCACCACCACCTGCACCGCCAGCCCACCCATTACCGCCAGAGCCACCGCCAGCAACAATTAAATAATCAACTGAAGATAATAAAGTTGGCGCTGCCGTAAGAATCGCATTTCGTGCTGCAAACATTAGTCACCTCATACTGTGTAATTTTGGCCGCCAGTTGCACCATACCAATTTGTTCCATCTGAAACAAAAGAGAAAATGTCTTGTTTGCTTGCTGTTGCCGTGATTGTTGGGTTAGTGGATGCTGGCCATTTAACTGTTGACCAAGTGACTGTGCGTGAGCCTGTGCCATCTTGCTTCAAAAGCAAAATAAATGACTTCCCAGCTGTGGCCGTTGGCATTGTGATAGTGGCATTGCCTGTTAAAGTAATGATTTGAAATGTGCCGTTGGTCAGAGCAATCGTAATAGCAGTAGAACTATTCGCTGTGAATGGAGTCTCCACATAATTTGTGACTGTTGGGTTTGTCAGAGTCTTGTTTGTAAGTGTTTGTGTTGCTGTAACTCCTACTACATCAGTAAGCGTGTTACTACCAAAAGCTATTGTTTTGTTTGTCAGGGTTTCTGTACCTGTCAAAGTAGCAAAGCCACTAGCAGTAAATGCCGCCTGAGTCCAAGCCGATCCTGTCCACACATACAGAGTATTGACTGAATTGTTCCAGTACAAAGCACCTGTCAACAGAGCATTGCCATCATTGTCAACAGTAGGAGCAGAAGACTTAGAACCTAAATATCTGTCATCAAAAGCATCGTATGAAGCTGCCGCATTGGTTTCACTTGTTGCCGCATTGCTTGCACTTGTAGAGGCATTAGAGGCACTTGTTGAAGCGTTAGAAGCACTTGTAGCTGCATTAGAAGCAGAAGTAGCTGCCGCAGTAGTCGAACCAAATATCGAATCTATTTCAGTTTTGGTATAAGCATTAGAGATGTTATAGCCAGCAATAGTCGTAGGATTCGTTCCTGCCGTTGCACGACCATAAGTGTCAAAAGTGACAGATTGGTAAGTGCCTGGCGTTACACCAGAAGAAGCCAAATCAATGTTGTCGCCATTGACAACAATACGGCTTGACGATGCAGTACCTACATTAAGAGTATTACCAGTTTTTGTAAGACCATCACCCGCAGTAATCTGACCCGCACCTGAGAACTGCGCCCAAGTAATCGATGTGCTTCCTAATGTCCCACCCGCATCTATTGTGCAGATAAAGCCAGAATCAGCGTTAGTTGTGCCTTTTTCAACAAAGGTAAAAGCCGCTACCAACTCAGCATAAGTGTCAGCATCGGTTGTGCGTGTCCAAGAACCTGTTGCACACAAGTAGATACCATTGGCAGATTGAGTAGATTGGTCTTTAACCAAGACCCGATCACCCGCAACAATCGATATGCCGTCAATGGTTTGTGCGCCAGATAAAGTGATGTTTGCAGTAGTAGCCGCCACCACAGAGGCTTTGGCATCAATACCTTGAGCTAGTGCATCCACATAACCCTTGGTAGCCGCATCAGAATCGTTTGTGGGGCTTGCCAAACCAGTGATGGTTGCCGATGTACTACTATCCATATCCAATGCGCCAGAGATGGTCACATTGTTGAATGTAGAAGTACCAGTAGCCGCAGTTACATTGCCTGTCAGATTGCCAGTTACGTTACCAGTGACGTTTCCTGTAACTGCACCAGTTACATTACCCGTTACATTACCTGTGACTGCACCTGTTAACGGGCCACTAAAGCCTGTTGTAGCAGTAATGTTTGTGCCAGTAATCGCCAAGGGAGAAGAACCACCAATAACTGCACCATTGATTGTTCCCGCACTAATGGCGGCAGAAGCAATCGTTGCTGCTGTGCTAACAGTAAGGTTAGTAAATGTTCCCGCTGCGGCAGTAGTTCCACCAATCACCGCACCATTTATAGTACCCCCAGTAATTGTGGCAGAAGCATTATCTGTCTTTGTAGCTACAGCAGTAGCAATATTATTGAACTCAGTATCAATCTCAGTACCTTTAACAATCTTTAAAGGATTGCCAGGCGAGAGATTATCTTTGGTTGCAAAGTTAGTGGATTTTGAATAATTAGACATGGTTTATCCTATCTTGCCTTCTTTGGCTTGAAGTTCAATTTTCTGAATTGACAACTGAGTGCCATTGATAGTGGCTTCGTAACCAGTTTGTACGATTTTACCTGCACTTGAAGCATTGCTTGTCAGTGCCTTAATTGGGATACCGCTTGAGAAGTCTGCAATTGCATATTCACCAACCCCATACTCAAAAAAGCCTTGGGGTGGAATAAAGACGTTCTCTGACTGATAAGCGCCTGAATAGTCAAAAGCCCACTTGATTGTGAGGAACTGATTAGAACCACCAATAACAATGGCAGTAATAGACTTCAGAATAGAAATCTGATTAGGGTTTCCTAAGTCAGCATTGTTTGTGTAGTACAGGAATCGATAAGTAGAGGCATCATCAAGATAACCACCATACTTACCAATGTAGCCATTCTTGCCAATGTAAAGGTCTCCATTACGCAATGATCTTAGGCTTGTTGGTGAAATACTGTCCCATTTGGTTACACGGGAAGCACCATCTTGGAGAGATTGCTTAGTATCAAAGCAGTAGACTTGCAAGGTAGCGGGAAGAACAAGCAGATAAAAGGCTTCTTTTTCTGAGTAAACAGACTTTAGATTAGCCATTGTTTCACCCGCTAAAGATGAAGCTAAGTCGAAACGAATATTCTTAGATAGGTCTCGCAAAGGTGCAGACTTCTCTTGAATAGTCCTCATCAATGAACGAACACCTGAGTCTGACAAGAAAACAACGTCAGTACCAATACTTTGAATTGTATCCCTTGCGATACACCCAATAGAGCCTACTGTGTCGCTCAAAACAAGAGAAGCGGGTGTAGAAGCACCAGAGTAAACAAGAATCTGCTTCTTGCCAAAGATAAACAAGAAATCATTGTGAGCTGCCAAGCCCATGACTTCATCAGCACCATTAGGCCACACACGGGAAACATCTAATGAGCCTGAAGTTCCACCGCCCCATACATGACCTGCAATCAGATCAGAGAAGGTAACTGTTACTTTGTCAGTTGACGTATTAGCTACCCACAAACGACCAAATGCTGAAATAGCAATATTTGCTTGAGGAACTGTAGCTACATAGCCAGACTTCTCAGAAACTCTGCGATAAGTAGTTGTACTTACTGCGGGGTCATAAATGAGTGGATCGTGACCAGTTTGGAAGAAGTATGCAATGCCATTCAAGGATGCACATTGCCAGTTACTTGCTGTGATGGTAGGAGCAGAACCACCACCACCATAGGTCAACTCAGTCACTGCATTAGCAGTACCAAGTTTAAATATCTTGTTGTTGCCAGCAAACAGAACAGTCAATGTTCCATCATTTTGGACTAACTCATGGATAACACCAACATCATTAGCACCTAGATTGCCAGAGGAAGAGTTAACCCTTGTCCAACCTTTTCTAGCACCAATACGACCATACTGATCCAAGATGACGTTAGTTGCGACCAAGGCAAAACCAGACCCCAAATCAAG